CGAGGTCAAGGCATACGAACTTCAAGATGGAATGCTTCGCAAAGCGTATGAAGATTCAGGTGATGCGGAGCGGTTCACATGGAGTGGTTGGCTGCTGAAACTTGTGCGCGATAATGCCGCGTTGGAGGCCGAGGTCCAGGCACTGCGGGAGAAGTTGACGCAGCGGAGTGCGCCGGTGAGCGATGAGGACTTTCCGCATTTGAGTTATCTGATTTATCCGATGCCCGACGGATACACCGGACCCGTGTTATCAGTTGTTGACGACGTGAACGCGCTGATCGCCGCACGCGCCGCACAGCCGAAAGAGGAACCGAATGCCAAGTGAGAAGTTCATGCGCCACCACTACGGAGCAAGCGGATACTCAAAGCCAGAAGACAACCTGGGCGCAACCACCGATGAAGTATCGGATTCTCTACGCGACGACGTGAAACTGGCTTTCAAAACATGCAACCAGCAGCGAGTTCGCATCCTCGAACTTGAGGCGAAACTGGCCGCGCTCACATGGCGTCCGATCACCAAGCAGTTACCAGAGAAGTCTTACGCGCACAATTGGCTTGTCTGGATCACATGCGACAACAAGGCGGGAGGCTACATTGACCTAGCCGCATACGGAGATTATTACTACGAAGACGAAGACGCAGATTCTAGCGATATCAACTACGTTGACGGGAATGATCCTCACGCCGATGAGGGCAATATGCGCGGAACCGGATGGCATCGAGAGGAAGAGTCGCAGATGATCGATCTCAACGGCAAGGTAACGTATTGGATGCCGAAACCGCTTCCGCCAATCATCTCGCCCCCGGCAGACAAGGCGGGCGCATGAGTAATCGCTGGGCCTCCTCCTGCCGGGGCAAGCAACGGCATAACTCCGAGCGCAAGGCCGACGCCGCGGCCAAGGCTTCGCAGATCATATACGGGGTCGAGATGAACAGCTACCTCTGTGGGTTTTGCCACAAGTGGCACGTCGGCAACACCTACGCCCGCAACGGCAAGGCGGCCAGGCGGGAGCGGGAAGAGGGCGACGAAAATAATTCGCTTGACAAAGCGAGTTTGATTCTCTAGGATGGTTTGCGATATGAAACTTTCGCAAATGAAACCCGGCAAGCGCATCTCAGTGACCGCGCAGAGACCCACCAAGACGCGGCTGCTAGTGGACATCCAGGGCATGAGGGAAAGCAAGGGCGTCACGATCCGGCAGGTGGAGAAGGTCATCAAAGTCAGTAATGCCACGCTCTGCCAGATCGAGCACGGATGCACCCCCAGGCTGGATAGTGCGCTCAAAATCGCAGCATTCATCGAACTGCCCATTGAAAGCATTTGGGCACTGAAAGGCAAGTGATGTGCCATGTTATCGAGATGACCGGCAAGAGATTCACCAAACTGCTGGTGTTGGAGCGGCGCGACTCTCGCCAACATGGGACCAATAGCACTGACATGCGCGCGGTATGGCTATGTCGCTGTGACTGTGGCAATGAAATCATAGCGTTTGGACATTCTCTGCGGTCGGGTAATACGCGCTCATGTGGATGTATTCGCAGTGAATTGTCAGCGAGCGCCACACATCGGATGACCGGCACGCCGGAATATCGGGCATGGTACAGCATCAAGGATCGGTGCAACAATCCAAACAACGAGGACTATCATAACTATGGCGGTCGTGGAATCAAAGTTTGCGACCGTTGGAGTAAGTTTGAGAACTTCTTCTCCGACATGGGATTGCGCCCTGGTGGAATGAGCTTAGATCGGCAGGATGTCAATGGCGATTACGAGCCACGCAACTGTCGCTGGGCAACAAGCAAAGAGCAGGCTCGCAATCAGAGAACCAATCTACGCTTCACCAAAGACGGCAAAACTCGCTGCCTGGCGGAGTGGTGCGAAATGTTAGGGTTGAATCGAGCTTTGATCTACCGCCGCATCAGACGCGGCGAAACATTTGAGAGAGCGATCTCCAGAAAGGCAAGGTACGGACATGGCGATTTATGATGAAAAGGAAAGTTATGCTGCGTCAAGAGCGGGAGGCGTAGGGGGAACCGATGCGGCAGCTATTTTAGGCCTCTCCCCATACAAGCGCCCTATTCAGATCTACGCCGGCAAGGTCAGCCCCGAGAAGCAGCCGGAGCTTGACAAGGAGTGCTTGTACTGGGGCAGCGCGCTTGAACCCATCGTGCGCGGCCGCTACCAGGAGCGCTTCAGCACTCAGGTGGTGGCGCCCGCCGACCTCGGAGTTATCTTCCCCAAATCCCGGCCGTGGCGCGATTCAACGCTCATTGAGGGCGCGGAGCCTTGGATGCTGGGCGCGCCCGACGGCTGGATTCCCTCAGCGCACAGTGGGCTTGAGGTCAAGTGCAGCTCCCGCAAGAGTGAGGAGTGGGGCGAGGAGGGCAGCGATGGCGTGCCCGCCCACTATCTCATACAAGCAGCTTGGTATACCGCCGTCTGCAATGCACGGGGCTGGAACTTCGCCGTGCTGTTCTCCGGCAACACCTTGGCCCAGTACCGCATTGAGCGCGATCCCCAACTTGAGAAGGACATGATCGAGGCGTGCCGGTCGTTCTGGTTTGACAATGTGCTGCGCAAAGTCGAGCCAGCTATCGACGAGAGCGAGAGTTATGGCAAGTATCTCGCCCGCAAGTTTTCACTCAACACCGGCAAGGTCATCGGCCCGCACGATCCTAACTACCCTGCGATTCTCAAGTGGACCGCCGAGATGAAGTCCGCGGACGACTGCGAGAAGGAAGCTGGCGAGCAGAAGCAGTTGGCGAACAACCAACTTCGGGCGCTGGTGGGGGATGCGCAGAAGGTGGTAACTCCGTTTGGGACGTGTGGATGGGTGAGGCCCGAGAAGAAGCCTGTTACGGACGAGAAGGCGGCTATGATCGAGTTAGCCGCTCTCTACGACGACGCGCGCGCCGGGAATGCCATTTCTTCCGCCGATATCATCAAGAAGCACACGGAAGAGAAGCAAAACTCGGCATACCTCAGAGTGTGGTGGAAGAAGTAAGTTTGATTCCAGTCGCAGAGTCCCTCGGTTGGTCCTGCGCGGATAAGTCCCTTCAAAGCTGGTGCCGAGGACTGGCAGAATAGGGCAAAAACTCAACCCCGAAAGGCAAGGTGATCCAGTGGCAGACACACAGTTGGCAGTAACTCCGCAGCGGCAGGGCGTCATCGCAAAGTTTGCGACGATGTACGATGTTGAACCCCAGAAGGTGCTGGCTATCGTGGCCGCCACTGTCTTCAAACAGGCAGGCAACGAGCCGCCATTGAGCCAGGAAGAGACGGCGGCGGCGCTGATCGTCTGCAATGCCTACAACCTCAACCCCTTCACGAAGGAGATATATGCCTTCCGCTCCAAGGGAAAGCTCCTCGTAGTGGTCGGCGTGGACGGCTGGGCAGCTATCGTCAATCGCCAGTCCGAGCTGAACGGCATCGAGTTCGAGGAGCATTTCGACGACAAGGGAGTTATCCGCGCGGTGACGTGCAAGATCCACCGCAAGGACTGCGCGCTGCCTGTGGTGGTCACCGAGTACACCCATGAGTGCCGGCGGGATACGATTCCATGGAACACCATGCCCATCCGCATGACGCGCAACCGGGCGTTCGTGCAATGTGCCCGCGTGGCGTTCTCGGTCAGTGGCATCATCGACAGCGACGAGGCGCAGACGATTGAGGGCAGTCCCGAGTACGTAACTCACGAGACGCGGGCGATCATTGATAGCTCTGCGACCAAGACCGATGCCGTCAAGGCCGTGGTGGCGAAGCGGGCGAATGCGGCGAAAGAGAAGGCGCAGCCCGAGCAGCAGGCCCGGCAAGAGTCGCAAACTGCGCAGGAGCAGCAGCAGGCGGAGAGGGAAAGTCGCGCCAAGGGAAGCCGCGAGCTTGTATCAGATCCCGAAGAAGAGCAGCAGCCAGCACAACAGACTCAGCCAGAGCAGGCACCAGAACTCTGGTAACAAGTTCCGGCCATCCCCCTCGGGGTAAGCTGGCCGGGAGATGCGCGGCGGGGCGTAGTCGTCATGTACACATAGCTGCCGTGGAGTTGAAGAAGCCTATGGTACCGGGCTTTGGATGATCGAGGGCAGACCGCGCACCAAACAAGTTCCGCAAATCAGGAAGGAAAACCGAGATGAGCAGGAAAGATGAATTGATCTCTGACATAAGAGCCAAGCTGTCGAGTGGTTCCAATATGCCCGACTCGTTCTGGGCGAAGATGCCCGACTCGTTCTGGGCGAAGATGCCCTACTCGTTCTGGGCGAATATGCCCGACTCGCTCTGGGCGAAGATGCCCGACTCGTTCTGGGCGAAGATGCCCTACTCGCTCTGGGCGAAGATGCCCGACTCGCTCTGGGCGAATATGCCCTACTCGTTCTGGGCGAATATGCCCTACTCGTTCTGGGCGAAGATGCCCGACTCGCTCTGGGCGAAGATGCCCGACTCGCTCTGGGCGAAGATGCCCGACTCGTTCTGGGCGAAGATGCCCGACTCGCTCTGGGCGAAGATGCCCGACTCGTTCTGGGCGAAGAGAATCCTTGACGATCTTCCTGAATCGATGCTCGAATCTATCAAGGAATCGTTTTTGGAATAACAAGTTCCCCGGCCGGTCGCAAGGCCCACAGACGTTGCGTCCGTACTGGTTGCCGCCTACAGCCAACCAAAACGGGCAGGCCGGGGATTCAATCGAAAGGAAAGGCACGGCATGAAACTCAAGTGCGAAGTGAGATATAATAGGGGTGTCGGGGCGCTAACCCCGGCAAAGCCTCATCGCCACAGGAGGGCGAATATGACACCCCTTGCAGAAGATTATCTCACTCTCACCGCTTTGCCGCAACGAGAACTACTTCCTCCGAAATCGAGTCTTCCGCCGCGTCCGTCCGAAAAGACTGTCGTTACCAATTGCTCTTATTGCGGAAAAGAAATGCTGCGTTACAGGTCCACAGTTCGCCTAGGGCGTGGTCGTCATTGTTCTCGTGCTTGCTCAAATGCTGACGCAACGTTGAGACGTAAACCTGAGCCAATACCACCTACACGCGATTGCAAAGAGTGCGGGCAGACGTTTATTCCAACCACCCACCATCACATGTTTTGCTCAGTGAAATGCAATCATTCTTTCCATGAGAAAAATATGCCTGGATGCTTTCTTGGGGCTTCAAAGGTGGTTAAGGGAGAGGTCGGAGAACTTCAGGTTGTCATCGATCTACTGTTGAGGGGATGGCATGTGTTCCGTCCGATGTGCTTCGGTTGCGGTTTTGACTTCTTAATTACGCGCGGAGATGAGATCAGAAAAGTGGAAGT